TAAGAGCCAGTAGAAAGTGATAAAGAATTTCATATCAAGAAAGGAAAGAGATAATGAGTAGAGAATTTGTAGATTCAGTTGCAACAGGAAATAATATAGAAGCAGAAACCAAATTTAAAAATTCGATTTCTACAAAAGTTGGCGATGCTCTTGAAATTAAAAGAAAAGAATATTCAAAAACTTTTGTAAGTAATGTTAGCGCAGAGGAAGCTAATGAAGACACTTGAAGAAATGTATCTTTCAACCGTTATTGAAAGGAATGAACACAAGAAATCTCGGTATTATAAGAAATTATCTCCGAAGATGAGGGGTGCTGTTGACCAAATATTTAAAATTATGGATTCTAAACCTTCAGATTTCCTAAATACTTTCGAGAAAACTATACAAGATGTTTCAAAAAAGTTTAAGGTTTCCGAAAAGGAACTTATGAACTATTTTGAGAAAGAAATGTTATCAATTTAGGAGTAGTCAATGGCAGTCGTATTACATGAAATAGTAGATTCTGATTTTGAGTATGTACTTAAAGCTACTACTACAGGTACAAATAGTGCGGCAAGTCTTGTTGATGTTTCTGCTGCTGAAGGTGCTGCAACTGATCCAAGACTTTCAATTGTTGGAATTGCATGGTCACTTGCAGCCCAAACCGATATTATATGGGATGCAACAACAAACGTGGTTGCTCTTTCGTTAAACGGAAGTGGTAAAATGGGATTTGGAGATGGTATGCCAGCAATTCCTAATAATGCTGGAAGTGGTGTAACAGGAGATGTTCTTGTAACCAACGGAACTTCTGTTGGAACTATTATGATTAAATTTAGAAAAGTTTCTGGTTGGGATAATATCACATGAACACTGTAAGATTATTTTCAGAAGTTGTAGAGGAAGTACAATACATCACTGAAGCTAAAGAAGGTGGTGGTAAAAATTATAAGATTAAGGGTATTTTTCTGCAAGCAGATATTAAAAACCGCAATGGGCGGGTATATCCTATGGAAATTCTTGAAAAGGAAGTTACCAGATATAACAAGAAATTTATCAATGAGAATCGTGCTTATGGAGAATTAGGACATCCAGAAGGTCCAACTGTTAATCTTGAGCGAGTATCGCATATGGTTACAGAATTATATCCAGATGGTAAAAATTTCGTTGGTGAAGCAAAGATTATGGAAACCCCGATGGGTAAGATTGTTAAAAATATTATTGATGAAGGTGGTAAGTTGGGTGTTTCTTCTAGAGGCATGGGTAGTTTGGACCAGAAGAATGGTGCTAATTATGTGAGAGATGACTTTTATCTCGCAACCGCAGCTGATATTGTTGCAGACCCTTCCGCACCAAATGCTTTCGTAGAAGGTATTATGGAAGGAAAAGAGTGGGTTTGGAACAATGGAGCATTAGTAGAAGCGGAACTTGTTGAGTTAAGGCGGAAATTTGATGTTAAAAAGCGTCAAAGGGATACAAAAATTGAGGTTTTAGAATTTGCTAAGTTCCTCAAAAAATTATAATTTATAAATATAATAACACAAAGGTAAGGAGACAAACCTATGTCCGAATTAGAACAAACGATTGAAGAACTTGAGGCAGAAGTTCTTGCAGAACTAGAAGAAGCCTCAGAGAAACCTTTAGGTAAGGCAATAGACCTCGGTTTAGGTTCAAATAATGCTGGAGATAGTGTCTCCAATGCTAAAGACCCAAAACCTAATGTTGCTGGTGCTGATAAGGGTGAAAAAGTTGTTGGTGAAGTACAAGATACTGGTAAACCTGTAGTTGATCCAGAGCAAAAAGATTCCCCTGCTAAGAAGATTGCTGCAAAGGCAAAGGAAGTTAGTGCTGATGCCCAGCAAAAGGGCGAGAAGTCTGCGGAACCAATGAAGAAACTTGCCGCTGGTGACGAAGTTGAGCATGACGGCGAGGAGCTCAAGGAGAATAAAAAGATGACCAAAGCCCAAACTTTAGAGCAGATCGGTAAAATGAAGAAGGCAGACATTGAAGAAATGCTTGCTGCTCATGCTTCAAAACTTCAAGAAGCAGATAGTGTTGCAACTGAAGAAGAGTTGAAGAAGCTTGAAGATCAGAAGGCAGAGATTGATGAGAGAATTAAAAATATCTCTGTAAAAGAGGACATGGAAGCTCTTATGAGTTCCGATGATACTCTTAGTGAAGAATTCAAGGTCAAGGCCGCAACAATTTTTGAGGCCGCATTGAAATCTAAGATTCGTTCAGAGATTGAACGGATTGATAATGAAGTACATTCTGAGAAAGAAACCGAAATGGGTACTTTCAAGGAAGAGCTTGCAGAGAAGGTAGACACATATCTCAATTATGTTGTTGAGGAATGGACTAAAGAAAACGAGTTGGCAATTGAGCGTGGTTTGAAGGGCGAGATTGCAGAAGACTTTATTTCTGGGTTGAAACAATTGTTTGAAGATCATTACATTGATGTTCCAGACGAGAAGTATAATGTTCTGGAAGCTCAATCTGAGAAGATTTCCGAGCTAGAAAATAAATTGAATGAAGAAATTCAAAAGAATGTAGACCTTAACAAGTCTAAATCATCTCTAGTTCGTGAACAGGTTATTTCCGAAGTTTCTGAAGATTTAGCCGATACCGAAATTGAAAAGTTTAAATCACTTACTCAAGATGTTGATTTTAAGGATAAAGAGTCTTTCCGTGAAAAACTTAATACACTGAAAGAAAGCTATTTCCCGAAGGCTCAAACATCTAGTGATAAAGCTATTGATGATGAAGATGGTAGCACCGCACAGGACGTTGATACGACAGATGCAATGAAGACGTATATGTCGGCCATCAGTCGTAATCAAAAGGCGAGTGCATAAAACATTATAATTAACGGATGTAAATAAAAAGGAGAAACAAATGTTTCAAACAGAACATCTACAAGAAAAGTGGCAGCCAGTCCTAGAACACCCCGATCTTCCACGGATTGAGGATTCTTACAAGCGGGCAGTTACCACTCTCATCTTGGAAAACCAAGAAAAAGCTATGAATGAAGACCGTGGTTTTCTTTCTGAGGCCGCGCCTGTCAACGCTATGGGCGGCGGGCAGATGGACACATGGGATCCGATTCTTATTTCCCTAGTACGCCGTGCAATGCCTAACCTAATTGCGTATGACGTATGTGGTGTGCAGCCAATGACAGGCCCAACGGGTCTGATCTTTGCAATGCGTTCCTCGTTCCTGTCGCAAGACGGTGCCGAGGCTCTTGTTGACGAAGCAATGCCTGGTCAGACTGGTGCATCGAACCAGAACTTGGCCGGTACAATTGGCGGCGGCGATGTTGCTTCGACTGAAACTAACCCTGCGGTTCTTAACGACAGCCCTGTTGGTACTTACACAAGTGCTACTGGTATGACAACTGCTCAGGGTGAAGCGCTGGGTGACACCTCCACCAACTCTTTTGCTCAGATGGCTTTCTCGATTGAGAAGTCAACTGTTACTGCTGTATCCCGTGCCTTGAAGGCCGAGTACACAATGGAGTTGGCTCAAGACTTGAAGGCAATTCATGGTTTGGACGCAGAAACAGAACTCGCAAATATTCTTAGTTCTGAAATTCTTGCTGAAATCAACCGTGAGGTAGTTCGTTCCCTGTATGTCACCGCTGTAAAGGGTGCTGCGGTTAATACGACAACTGCTGGTATCTTTGATCTGGACACCGACTCTAATGGTCGTTGGTCAGTTGAGAAGTTCAAGGGTCTAATGTTCGCTATTGAGCGTGATGCCAATGCGATTGGTCAACAGACTCGTCGCGGTAAGGGTAATATGGTCATCTGCTCCGCTGATGTTGCTTCTGCACTTCAGATGGCTGGTGTTCTGGATTATACCCCTGCTCTCAGCAATAATCTAAATGTTGACGACACAACCACCACATTTGCTGGTGTTATGAATGGCCGTTATAAAGTGTATGTTGATCCTTATTCTGCCAACGTAGCTGCTTCCCAGTACTACGTTGTTGGTTATAAGGGTACTTCTCCTTATGACGCCGGGTTCTTCTACTGCCCATACGTTCCTCTACAGATGGTTCGTGCGGTTGGTGAGAAGTCCTTCCAGCCCAAGATTGGTTTCAAGACTCGTTATGGTCTTGCTGCTAATCCTTTCGCCGCCTCTGGTGCGGCTGCTGCAGCCGATTCGCCGAGTTCTACGGGCGCATTGACTGCGAATACCAACGCTTGGTATCGTCGGGTTAAAGTTTCGAACTTGATGTAAAATCAAGACGTTTAGTAGAGTAAAACTTAGGGAGGTCTTCGGACCTCCCTTTTTTTGATTTATCTCTTGACATTCCTTACTATATAATATATTATATGAACATGGATTTGTTACTGATGTACACAGTTGTTGGCTTTCTTCTTGCTTCATATTCAGTAGTTGCCAATGACAGTGTTCAAACTCTTGGAACTTTCATTGCATCAAATTCAGAAAAATTTAAATGGTATTATCTATGGGGAGCTGCATCGTCGGTTCTCCTTTTTACTTTATGGTATGGTTGGTATGCAAATGGTGGTGATATAT